TAGCGGCTACAGATGTGTCCAAATCTACGCCAGCCGCAGTGAACGTACCAATGTTACGGGTCATTTCCGTAAAATTGTAAATGGTCATATCTGCATAATGGTTTAGTTCATCCAACGCATTGTTTACCTGATCAAGCGTTGTGCCTTTTGAAGAGGTATTTGCAAGGATTGTCTGAACGGCATTGATCTGGGTCTCATACTCCTCAAAACCGGTTTTAATCGGATCGATGGTAAAAGCGGAGACAAGATTTTTTCCAGCAGCAAGTGCAGAGTTGGTAATGTTCTGCAAAGCTGTAATCGCCATCACTTCCAATGCCGAAAATCGCACTCGCACAGTCTCAACTGCATTACTCAGCGGTGACATATTCCCACTGCATTTATTTGCGGCATCGTTTACGGTTTCTAAGCCTTTCGCCGCCCATTCGAGGTTAAGGCTCTTCTTCAACTTATCGAGGCTTGATAAACTGGTCTGAATATTCTGTTCAAACTGTTTGTTATCAAACCGCATTTCGACGACACGTTCGTCAATAGTTGTACTCATAGCTTAGTAACCTCCTTCCATGCCGCATCTGCAATTTTGTCAAAAATAGGCTGGATAGCAGGATTGATATAATCTCGCCCCTGTACCCAGCCTCCGTTACGGGTTCCGTGACCATATTGCAGGATGATCGCGATCGGAACCCCATTTTGAATATTTGAGTTATAAAAGGTAATCTTTGCAGATCCATTTCGGTTTACAATTTCGTAATACCATGAACTGGCGGTCAAACCGGAATCGACAGGCGTTGCAGACGCAAGAGCGGCGACCCCTTCTCGGCCATACTTGTCGAGGTCTCCGAGATGGACCACTTCCTTTGCCCTCTCCAAAAAGCGTGTAACTTTAGAGAAGTCTCCCTTGTGACTGAACCTTATCATTCACGGACCTCCTTATTTAAGAAGCTGATTAACCCGATTCTGTATCACGGAAGGATCGTAACCAGCCACCTTCAGACGATTAGTTCTATCAGCGCCGTTACCCCACAACCCCTGAATCACTTCACGGGCAACCTGGTCAGTGCTTTTCTTGGCTGAAGATGCCGAAACCGCCGTCCCGCTTTTGGTTGTTACATAAGTATCGAATCCAGCAGCTTTCAGCCTTGCAGCCATTGCATCGGCATTCGCTTTCTTGCTGAAAGCACCGACCTGAATCTTGTAAAGGTTATCGACCTTGACCATGTAAGTATCGAAACCGGCGGCTTTTACTTTCTGAAGCATTGCGTCAGCATTTGCTTTATTGGCAAAAGCTCCAGTCTGAACCCGATAAAGCACCTGGTTATCGACCGGCTTATCATTTCCACCGGTAGAACCTCCGAGCTTCGCTGTAACTTTGGATGCAAGATCACCCATTCGAGCATACATCCAGTCACCCGGACAGCTCTTATTGGCAAACCAACGATGTACAGTCAGAACCATTTCATTGGAAGCAGGCTCATAGTTCAGAGTCTTTGTCTTATCACCGAGCCACAGCAACTTGGTCTTTCCATAACGCTTGCAAATGTCCGCACAAAGCTCGATCAGCTTGGCATACACAACATCATTGAATGCATAGGGGTGTGTAGCATCACTGGCGCACTCGATTGTAATCGCACGCTGGTCGTTAGCATTGGAAGAAGAACACCAGGAACGATTCTTCTCCTCCACATACATACCTACTCGACCGTCTACACCGATACCGTACTGACAAGAAGCCTGCCGGGAAGTCGGAGCAAAAATATTGCCCAGGGTTTCTACCGAGCACTGACCGACTACGCAATGAGGTGTAATACGGTCAACGGCATGAGTTCTCTGCCCGGAATGATTCGGGCTCAACTTGGTATAGGATACCAGAGGACTGTTACTCATTTTTTGTTTCCTCCTTCACGCTTTGAATCTGCTTCAACATCTGAATCACCTTGTCATAGCCAACCGTAGAGATCAAGAAGCCCAGATACATCAGAACAACGATCTCAACTCCGATCTTCATGGTGAAGACGGTGTCAGTCATGATAAGGTAAATTACACTGACAGCACAGGCGATCAGGACGGATAAAATAGCCGCAAGAACATTGGAAGAATACTTGACCTTCGTTCCATCAAGCAACTTCTTAATGCCCTCCACTGTCAGATTTGTGATAACAGATACGATCAACAGTGCTGTAGTCAAAAAACTGATAGGCATAACTAAACCTCCTCATAATTCGTATTTTCAGCAGACTCGCTTTCTTTGTTCAATCTCTCTTCTCTTTTTTCAAAGAAAGTTTCAAACAAGGCCTTCAGAAAATAGCCAACCATAACACCCACAATTGTGGTGGCGATAGTGCTGGAAAGAGACTCTGCAATTTGTACCTGCCCAATAAATGCAAGTACATAAGACAGTTGCAGATCGATCAATGCAATAACAAGAATCGCTGTAACTGCTTTTTTGGTATAAGTTTTCAGCCATGCTTTATAAGATGGCTTTTTATGGCAAACCTTCTTAAAAAAGCATTTTCGGCATCGTCTGTTCATTCAATCACCCCTTAGAACCAAAGCGTTTTCGATTGGCGGCATTGATGGCTGCATTCCGATTCCACATTTCACGCTTGCTTCTTCGCTTAGGTGGAGAATTCTTGACATTGCACACCCGTATGAGAGTCAACAGCCTATTCAAATGCCATTTTTGAAACTCTACAGGAATGTTATAAGAAATCATCCAGTAATAAATAAGCTCAGATGTAACCGTTTCCTTGTGACCTCTGGCTTGCTTATCTTCAATGAGACAAGTTGCAGTCATTGGTGCCTCGATATACGCATTGATGGCGGCATAGTTTTCAGCAGACAGCCGAGTATATACTTCGGGATCGATATTCTGGGTCAAAGTCATGCATCGCACATAATCAAGAATCTCCTCATCAGTTTTTTCTTGCTTACCGAGAAATGCCTTGTTCCATTTACTTTCCCATTTTGAAAGAGAGACTAAGGAATGCTCCAACTGCAAAGTCTGCTCTTTCTTGTAGATAAATTCCTCGTGAATTTCATCCCAAAACTCGGCAGCCGGCACAGTAATTTTCAGCATTCCTTAGTCCTCCGAGCTTTCTTTAATTAGATGCGATGGGTGCAGCCTGCTTATTGCCGTTAGCACGCATCACACGATTTACAAATTCGGATGCAGCACCGGCATCGGTGACGAGCTTTTCGAACAGTACCTCGTAAGCGGGAGTTTCCATAAAGCCTCTGGAAATTTCCTCGGACTTCATGAAGCGTCTGCCATCATCGCTCTTCTCACCATAAGCGGTCTTAATAAAGTTCTCGAAGAACTCCATAATAAGCGCACCATTCGGACTGGCAGCGATACTCTTAAGCTGAACATCGTAGCCACCTTTAGCGCTCGCCTGCATCTTTACGATTTCAGGCTTAGACAGGTCGAAGTAAAAATCTTCGGTTCTCTGAACACCGTTCAGATCGGTATAAGTGATAGTTTCCTTAGTCATTGAAATTTTCTCCTTTCAAATTAAAAAAGTTGGAGCCGCCAGCTTACCTGAATACGGCTCCATGATTTTAGAGATTAGCCCTCCGGATTCTGAGTCTTATCGAACAGTTCAATAATCTCATCGGGCAGAGGCAGGCGAGGCTCGACACCATCGTTACCGCCAGTGGTAGTCGGGTCCTTACCATACAGGATTTCTTCCAGCTGGGTCATGAACTCGGCACTGAACTTAGTGGAGTCAAAGGTCAGCGTAGCAGTCGGCTTCAGCTTCTTACCGTTGACCAGCTTGTTGATGGAGACAGGAGTAGTGCTGATCTCCCAGGACAGAGTAGCCGCCTCAGGGCTGTCGTTGACCGTACTGTAACCCTTCTCAGAAGGAGCAGCCAGACAGCCGTAGACCAGATGCAGCTTGTAGCCGTAATCGTTCAGATCGGTATCATTGCCCAGAATGGTGCGATATGCCAAACCGAAAGTCTTACGAGACTGCTGACCGGCATACATACCAGGCATGATCTCAACAGAACCATCGCACTCAGCAAACTCATCGGGGTACATATATGCCTCGACGGTAGCGCCGAACTCCTCGTTGGAAACCAGGTTCACATACTTGATGTTATCGGCGTAAATCGGGGAAGCCTCAGCACCGGAAGGACTCTCGGTAACGGCAGTCAGACCATTCCATGCAACGCCCTTGTTGTAAACGCCGCCGGGCTGCATCGGATAGAGAACGCCATGGTCACAGCCAGTTTCATACAGGCGTTCACCAGTTTTATCCCAAATGATTTTGGACATAAAGATATTCCTCCTTATCAGAAATAGAGCGAGAAATTCCAGTGATTCAGATTCTCGCTTGTATAATATCGTTCGAATCGGCAGGTAGGTATAGCAACCACCTTACCGACAAGCTCACTATCCGGATCAGAGTCAATAATAGTGACTGAATAGTGCCTGTGAGATGAATAAACCCCGTTATCGGCGTGCACATTTTCGATATCATCAAGTGCATAAACGATAGCGGGGTATTTCATTTTTACCGACTCAGGAGGTTGAAAATACACATTTCTGCTTTCAAGGATTTTTTCCAGGAAAGTTTGCAGATTAAGCCTGCTCGCCATTGTATACACCTCCCATAGTCAGTATAAGTCTTGGGTACTGAACTTCGACACTTGTGACTTTCCATTTAGCACCCATAAACTCAACATACCTCATCGAATGAAAATTCTCATTGGCAAATGGATCGGCTACGATACTGATCTCATTCGCAACATTGATGTTGTCGTTGAGTTGTTCCGCAGACTGAAGCCTACGGGTGTTACGGGTTAAATCACCATAGTACATACGCTCGATGATCTTCTCCGTCCAAACACCCGGCTTAGTCTCTTCCGTTACAGCATAGCCGATTACTCCATAAAATTTAGCCATTTTGAATTTTCACTCCTCGCTGAATTTAGCCGCCAATATTGGCAGTGACATCCTCTTCCAGAGCGATAGCAGACATGACACGAGTGTTGGCGCCGGAGCAACGAGTCTCCAACAGGCTCTTCTCCTGGTTGAAGTCGATATCGAAATCGGTGAAGTGAGTGATTTCGCCGCCCTTGGTAGCGCCCAGAGAATAATCAGCCAAGTTGACCATCAGACCCAGAAGCTTCTTGGTCTTGCTGTCCGTGGTAGTACGAGTCTTACCCTCGAACTGTTCGGCGGTGATGATCTGTCCAACATTCAGAGCCGCAGCCAGATCGCTGACCTTGTCATAAATGCGGCGTCCATTCAGGTCACGGGCAAGCAGCATGACATTGACCAGATGAGGCGTGCAGTAGAAGTCGGGAGTGCCGGAGCCCTTATACTTCTCACGAGCATACAGCAGAGACTGAATCACGGCTTCTGCATAAATGTAATTCTCGCCGAAATTAGCGGAAGTATTGGTGCCCTGGAGCGTAGCCTTCATGCCGGCAATGTCGACATCAGCATGAATGGTATACAGCTCGTCATCCAGCCAGATCGGGCGGATCTTATCCTCAGCGATCTTGCCGTCAGCACCAACCTCACGACCGTCACCGATCATGATAGCCGTAGCCAGTTCCTCATTCAGGTTCATACGGTCGATGCCGTACAGATACTGCACCACATCAAAGTCTTGAATATCGATGATGTCGTCACGGTCAAGCTTACTCTTTACATACACGGTCTGAGGATCAGTCGTTCTGTGGAGCAGCTGAATGTTGCCGACATAACCCTTCTGGGCACCCTTCTTGTAACCCTTAGCACGAAGAGCCTCAATGTTACGCAGGTCAGACTGACGAGTACGGATACGGGAAATAGGGCTCTTGTGAACCTTCTTCAGAACCTCATTCACCCAACCCTGGTCAGTGGTAAGCAGTTCAGGAGCGCCGGGACGAACATCCTTGTACTCAGGGAACAGGGTTTCAATACCGTCGATACCATGAGCCAGAACACTGTCGGGATTCTGCTCTGCGTAGATGTCCATAGCAGTACGAAGACTGCCGACGCTGTTGGACTTAGCCATAGAAATGATGCTTGCCTGGTCAGCATGAGACAGAACCTCGGTCTTCTTCTGCTGATCGTTGTCAAAGACATTGTGTTTCATTGTGTTATCCTCCTTATTGGATTCAGATTTGTTGTCGGAATCATCCTTGGATTCCTTTTCGGGTTCGCCTTCGAGAGCCTGTGCAATAAGTGCGTACATGACATTCTGCTGCTTCTCAGACATGGAATCGATCACATCAGCGATCGTCTCTTCGTTGGCCTTCTTCTCTTCCTTGTTTTCAGCAGACTTGTCCTCTTTGGAATCCTTCTTCTTTTCCTCGTCTTCCGGATCATCCTTAGATTCCGCAGAATGAGAAAGACAGAGAGGCATTCCGGTATAGATGATAGCCTCATCATCGGACATTTCGCCGTGCTTCAGCATAGAGTCGATGAATGCACCGGGGTTAGCGCCCTTATGCACCAGGCTCACCTCGCAAATACAGCCATGTAGCACATCAGGACCAGCCTGCTGAAGCTGATTGGCGTAAATGGACAGAGCACAGATGTCACCGTGCTTAATAAGGACCTTCGCAATTTCGCCATCAGCGGTGTCATTGAGAAAGCCGTAGGTGTAAACACCTTCCTCACGGTTCTCAAGCCATGCATGACCGAGAACATCGCGAGGACTGTTGTGCTGATGATTCCAGACCAGCGGGACTTTAATACCGTCGTTATTCTTAAAGGCGTCCCTACGAATTACTCGTCCATCGGAACACTTAAGGTCGTTTCGGGTTGCCCAGCCGCTGAAATCACAAGCCTCAACCGAAAAAGGTCTACTCATTTTGAAATTCCTCCTTACTTTTTCGATTTTTGCTTAGAGATTTTGTCGTCCAAATCACTTGCTGACTCTTCAACTGAATTAACTTCGGCAATAGGCATTTCTTCCGACTGCTGATTGGAATCAGACGGCGCACTCAGGTTCTTATTTCTGAGTTCATCTGCTCTCGGATCATCAGAGGGTTTCATACCGACTACCTGACGAATTTCATTCGAAGTCATGATTTCATTTCTTGTAAACTTGTCAGCAATTTCAGCAATATCATTGACAGGAACCAGTTTGAACGGGTCTCTAAAGAATGAAATTGACTGGTGTTGTGATCGGGCAGTTTTGGTCAGAAACTTTCGTTTCATCTCATCAACAATAGCGGAAATGATCGGCTCGATTGTCCGGTTGTTATAGTTCAGCATTGTCTTCTCGTCCGCTGTTCCATCCAAAATGCTCTGAGTGATCCCCAACTGGCTGTATAGCATACTCGTCAAGTATTCAATCTGGGACATTAGGTTGTTGTTCACGGAACGATTCAACTGTGTGATATGCTCAGTACCATCAGTATAAGCGATACCATACTTTGAACCTGACAACTGGTTTTCTATATCTTTACGCCGATTTTCGGCCTGTTGACGCCTTGCTTCTGTCTTGATTACATAAGGAAGCTGAATAATCAAATCGAGTTTTCCAGATCCGCTTTGCTCATCAATGACATCAAGTAGGTTAAGTTTACGAATGAGCCGCTGCATAGTAGAATTTGGCTCATTGATAACTGCGTACAGTGGATTCTCAATGATAACCACTGCACTTTTCGGCACCACAATATCTTCTTTTCTGCCCGTTTGTTCGTTGTACACACGAGCGCGAATATGCTGCGGATACCAGTCTAAAATTTGTCCGACACGAAGAGACTGAATGTCATACGAACCGGACACGTTAGGATCAGTCGTTGTATCGACCGGAACAATAGCCACGCTTCCTTCATCAAACATAGAGATAACTACATCCTGAACGAACGACCGTGCCGTCTGATCGACATTCGCTTCCAAAGTGAGGCAATTATTCAATCCGTCATCGATGACCGAAAGAAAACGCCCATTTTCATCCAACCGAACATGCTGAACATTCAGGGCCGCAACATCAAGCGCAATTCGGTTATAAACCGATGTGACGATTGATCTTTCATTGCCTCTGGACATTCTTGGTCTGTCAGCTCGATATGAATAGCTCATACCCAAATCCCGGTAGTTCATTTGAACATTGCCGGTAAACGCATTCCAAGCATGTTTCAATCTGGAACCAAAAGACATCTCCATTTTGAATCATCACCTCCTTAAACCATATCAACATTTTTCTTCTTATAGGCAACTCGACCGGAAGCCCAGATACCGTTCTTCAGCTGCTGCATATCATAGCCTCTGTCAGCCAGAGCCATATGCACGCCGACTTCACCTCGTTTTGCAACGAATTGAACGACACGCCCTGAAGGTGCGATAACATTCTTGACGGACTCATTCATCAGTTCAGCCATCTTCCGATTATAGGAATTGATAGCTGAAGAACTGATTTTACCTTTCGATGTCACGGAAGAAGGATTTTTTAATAGCTGATCGGCGTACTGATTGAGTTCTTTGGAAACATCTTTGCGGGCTTTGGATACAATTTTGTCGTGGTTTTTATGAGCCCACTTTGCGTCTTTCTTTTCCAAACGCTTTTGACCGGCTGCGGTCAAAGTACCGTCTTTGTTCTGGAAACGGCGAACTCCCCATTTCTGACCGAGAATACCATGATGGTACATCTCATCCAACTTGACCACCTCCTTATTCAAATGCGTCTCGATTGAGTTTATAAGCAATATAAGCGTCCATCATTGCCGCAACAGCATCGATTTTCTGCTCGTATCGCTTCTTCAAAAGTTTACGGTTGCCGTTTGTATCTTCAAGGGTAATGCAGTTACCCATAGCGAAGGTCATAAGGTCCTCATCGAAGATAAGCATTCTTTCTTCAGAAAGCTTTTTCAGTTCTCCAAGTGGAACTGATTCGGTTTTAGCGCCCTGAATAACTTTCTCAATTCCAAACGGACCGTTTTCAGATTCCCATCTCGCCACAAATTCTTTTGCATTATAAGGGTCAAACCCAAGACATCGAACATCATATCCGCACTCCTGAATATGGTTGTCCAAATCTTCATAGACATCCATCATGTTAAGTACAGCACCATCTAAAACAATTAAACTGCCCTCCGCCATGAATTGATCGTATTTGATCCGCATAGCAGCAGGCAGCTTCATTAAAGTGGTAGAGGTAATATAGTTTCGTGTCTTGATGCCAAAAGAACCGTTTGGCAGAGGGAACAAAAATGTAAATGCGCAGAAGTCATCGCCCTGTGATAAGTCTGCACCGAGGGAACAAGGCATCTGCCAGTAGTCCCTCTTTCGATGCGGAAGAGTTTCTTCGTAAGTGAAGTAATAGGTGTACCCCTCCATAGGCAGTCCAAATCTCTTTGCAAGAATATCGTTTCGGGCAGCTGGAGCTTTTTCAGCTCTTTCAACATCAAGCTGATAAGTTTCATAGCTTACGGTTTTTCCAAGATTTGGATTAGCCTTGAGCCACATTTCCGGATCTCCTACTTCGTCAATTGAGTCAAGCTTGTACCACCAAATCGAAACGTGGGGATTGATGTAGTCGCCTTTAAGGATGTCCATCAACTCCATTTTGATGGTGTCGCCGCTTCCGTTACGAACCGTACCTTCCGAGCTGATTGCAACAATGATGTAGTCGTTCACCTTGGATGCGCCCTGCTCAATTGCGCCGATAACATCCTCTCGAATGTCTCCGGAAAGCCACTCATCAACGGTTGCGACCTTGATTTGTAGACCCTGGAGCTTATTGATGCTCATGGGTCTGACCTCAAGAAGCGAACCCGTAAGGAAGTTTTCAACGCCCTTTTTTGTAGAGGCTAACTTTGTGCGATTCGCTTTGGAACCGGTTGTGTTTTGTAAAGAGCCTTCTGTCAGGAACTGAAACAGCGGTCCTCTCGAACGAGTGATAGCGGTGCGAAGAGGAGACATGACCTCCTCCGCTTGCTTCATTGTGGGGGCGGTGGTGATCTGATGAGTAGTAGAGGTATCAACATTCAGAAAGTAACCCTGTAAGGTTGAACCGTACATTGATTTAGCGGCACCTCGTGCAACAATCAAATACTGTTTGTTGATTAGTCGTTTCTTTACATTCTTGCGAACATAGTGCCCACCATGACCATCTTGATTCGGCTGATACACGCTTCGCTCAACAAAATAGTACCAACCAAAGATCTGTTCACCCCAAAGTTTGAAGCTATCCAAAAGGCTAAGGTCAGAACCATCTGTTAGAGTGAGTTCGGACTCGCAATAAGCAATCCATCCCTCAACAGCTTGGTCGTCATAATACACACCCGGATTAGCGATGAGATCATCAATACGGTTCATCTCCATGGAGATCTCTTTGCAAACCGGAATCTCCCCTCGAATTACGGCATCACGAAACATGCCATAATACTTAGGAACGGCAGTGTTTGATAATGCCATAAGTACCTCCTTAGCCAGCCTTCTTAGCCATACCGTTTACAATTTCTTTGATCTTGCCATAGTTATTGTAAATAGTTAAGGCGGTCGAAGTAGCGGTTGCAATTGTACCGGCGACTTTCAGGGTTTTCGATACATATTCCTTTCCGCGATTCACATCAGTCGAGGACAACTGACTGTACTGTTTCTCCATCTGAAGACGGTTCAATCGGTTACGGAGTTCTGCATCACTCATAGACTTAACGCTCTTACTGCTATGAGCTTTACTATAGTCCTCATGAGCAGAAGCTTCTTTTGTCTGAGCCGACATTTTCTTTTCGATCTCAGACATACGTTTCATCAATTCCGCATTTTTCTTAGCATTTGTATTTTTCCCGTATGTCAACTGATCTTCGAGTTGTCCATACTCTCTTTCAAGCTGCTTTGTATTATCGCTGTTGTATCTTTTTTGACCTGCATTCGTCAGGCTGCCATCTTTGTTCTGATAGCGCCGGACGCCCCATTTCATGCCGATGATGCCATGATGGGAAAGTGCTGTATTATCCATTTTGAAATCCTCCTCTCGTTTTTAATCAGGGTCGACTGTCACATTGATTCGCCATTCAAGCTCGCTGATCTGTCGGTTAATTGCTTCCATCACTGCCGAACTCAACGGCGGGTCGAACGCCAGTCTCACCTTCAGGTAGATAAAGGCTTTTACAAATTCAAGACGAGGATCATCGTACAGGAATTCAGACCAGGTCTTACTTGCATCTTCGATACGGAATCCTTCTTCAGGACCAACACCGAGCTGCGTCAAGACCGAGAATGCCGAATTGATGTACATGACGATGTCCGGGTCAAAGTGCTCATACTCTTCAGCAATTCCGAGCAGCTTTTTAATCGATGTCAGTATACTGTCCATATCGTTTTCTCCTTACTGCCTGACGGCTACAAATTTCTTCATGCAGAATCCTTCGATACCGGCGGCAGTACAGACAGCGTACCAATCATCATTGGAATCGCCCATGTCAATTTCCAATTCGTCAAGGCAGGTCACAACCGTCACTACTCTGGAATCTTTACTCGGCTTTTCACGAATGTTCAGCTTTAGGCAATCGGTAACAACACCGATCACATTCCGAGCCGCATCTTCGCAAAGCTCTGTTTCCTGTTCCTCGATGGCTTCAGTCTGTTCATCAAGAATGGAATTTTCATAGATTTTATTTTCCATTGGGTGTTTCTCCTTTCATTATTTTCGCCAAGGGCATGTATCGTTTTGTGTGCGCTGTACTGGTGGGAGAAGTAACAAACTCTCATCACCATAGTGAATAGCATTATGCGTATTCAACTTGGTGCATATTACATTCTCCGGATCGAAGACGCATGGACTCTGATTCAACAGGTCTTCATAAGTGATGGGGTTCAGATGATGAATCAATATTGAGCCAAAGATTTCATAACCCGATACTCCGAGATCGCAACCTTCATCACGAATGATAATTTCATCTCTGAATCTTAACCACTTGTCTGAATGATAGAACTCTTGGTTCAGCCAGCGCTTAAAACCGAAAGTCTCTTTCCCAACAGAGCCATCGAGTTTCAAATAACAAAACCGTTCTTCAAATGTCGGCAATGTAATCAACTCTGAATAAGTTTTAATATTCATCGTCATCACCGCCTGCACCTGAATATCTCCTAAACGCTTCAAGAGCCTTGTTGTACAACTCTTTGGCTTCACTATTGGAATTTAGATTCTTGGTCTTCGCTTCGATAAGCTCTTTCTGCTTCTCCAGAATCTCCTTTTCGATTCGTTCCTTACTGGAACCGAGTTTCAAATAATGCGTTATGACCTGAGAAGAAGCAGTTCCGTCTCTGAGCTGCTTTTCAGCACATTGAACCGCCAAAGAAATCATTAAGTTCTCTTGCGCTTCGAGAGATGTCGGTGGTCTCAATGGGCTATTTGAGTCGGAAGAGCTTGCAGCTTTACCTTTTGGCATTGGCACTGCCTCCTCTCTTAAAAAATTTGGTGCGGATAACAGGAGTTGAACCTGCACGGAGATAACCTCCAATAAATTCTGAGTCTATTGCGTCTGCCAGTTCCGCCATATCCGCATACTTGTACTGCACTTTTTATCTGAACCGATGCTCTTTTAGGTGAGAATAGGTGCAGTATTTGAAAGAACTTACAGAGCTGAATTTCCACCAATCACCGAAAGGAGAAAAGAAACATGAAAGGAGATGTTCACACTTTATGGAAAATGTCTCAACCCTGTAAGCTCGTTCAAATACTGCACCCGTGGGGTAAACCCCATTCCCAAAATATCCCTCCGGAGATTTTTTTAAGACCGCCGCGATGAGGTAGGGGGTGTGATTTTGGAGACCCCCTCCCCATGTCTTTAAGCCCTGTGGCAGCAGTGCAGATCAAGTAATTATTTGTTTGTATTGGCTTCAAGTTCAAATGTTTTCAGAAAAGAAAACAAAAACTTTATTCAAAGAGCATTAGACCTCAACCTATAGTTCAAGCCTTGTCTGCTTTTGTTGTTTTCGTTCTCTTAACTTTCTTGTAAATGTTCATGAAGTCGTAACGAATGATCTCGTCAATCGCTCTTTCAATCTCTTGATTGTTCTCTTCTTCAGAGAATTGGTCAGAAGTGTGAGCAATTCGATCGAGATAAGCGCAAGTGTTGTAACCCTTTTCTACATCGAACAGGAACCAATCGGAGAACTGTTCAAATGGATTATAAGGGTTGTCAAATGTGGTAAGGGCACAAGAACCATTCATACCAGTCACTCCTTTCAATTCAAGTAATTAGACACTGTGCTTGTTGAAACACCAAGAGCTTCAGCAATTTCCGATGTACTGTAGCCAGAAGCATTCATTGAAGCAATCTTATTCTGCTTTGCAGTGCTGAGAGTTGTTGTTGCTCTCGGTGTTGCGCGCTGTCTAAGACTATCAATGTCCACATTGTCAATGATTTGGGTGAGCTTATTCTCGCTAATAGCACCAGCTTGAATTGCTTCCCATTCACGGTCTGTAATTTTAATGGTTTCTCGCTTTGCGCCAACAGAGGCACGAGCCTGAGTAAGCGCCTGCTGGCTTGCTTTCTTGAGTTCACCCTTTGTCATGTCCGGGTTATCCTGCTTTTTAGCAGCCACTACCGCATTAGCCATAGTCTGAGCCTGCCTTTCTCTGGGTGCATTCTTCAGAGCTACATTGAGCTTAGCATTCAGAGAATCGACCTCAGCTTGATAGGTCTCTTTTGCAGTTGCGGAGTAGGGTACTTTTCCGGTGGAGAGGATCTCAAGACGAGCCTGGTTGCCCAGGGCTTTCATTTTGTTGGCATAGTTAGCATAAGCACGCTCCACGGGGGTATCAGCTTCGGATACCAGGGTATAGGCATCCTTTGCCTCAGCCATCTTAGTGCTGGGCTGAGTACGCTCTTTAACCTTGCCAGTTCGCTTGTCAACGTAAACAGGGTCATCTACATCTTTCCATATGTATTCACCAGTTTTTTCGTCGATTTTTGGACTACCTTGCCTCTTGATAATGGAAGTCTCAGACTTAGCACGGGAAATCAGAGTCGAAGCACCCTCATGGTATCTTCCATCCTCATCAACTGTACCTTGATACTTCTTTTTCAAAGAGCTGATGCCATTGTCGATCTCACTTTGCTTGTAATCCAGCTTGTGTTTTTCAGCATCGATAACTACCATGCTATGACGAACGGCTCTTGCAAGCTCATCCTGCGTAGCTCCCTTCAAAGTCATGTCGGTAATCAGATTAGAAATGACACCCATCTCTTTCTGTGTGTTCTTCATAGGCTTGAAAGTGCCAGCAGGTTTTCCGCCATACTCTAATTTTGGGTCAAATCCTTCAAGCCCCTTCAGAGGAGGAGTGGAAGTAATCTTGACCTTACTTTTACCAGAATTACAGGGGATGACCATGACAGTATCACCATCAAAGTCAGCACCTGAAAGCCGTTCTGCAACCTTACTGTTAATACCGATGGCATCTTTAGGGGTGTTACCAAGGATTCGGCGAGCCTCTGCCTGCTTGTTATTCACTGTCAAGATAGGAATCTCAAAAGTTCCGCCATGTGGATACCGAACCAGAGCTACTGTCTCACCATTCTTATAATTCGGAGCATACACTTCATTGTCTTTCATCGAAGTAATGGGCAGAATCACCTGATATTTCTGACGAGGAAGAGCAGCTGCCTGAAGGTGCACAGCAGCAGAGTCACAATCATCTGCAAAGGATTTCAGTAATGATTTTTTGACCGTCGGATTTGTCAGCGAGCAGATTTCATCAAATTCAGCCATTTTATCAGATGCCGCCAAGTTCAGCTGTTTATTGACCAGACTCAAACTCTGCTTAGAAAGAAACTGGGAGGGGAGTTTATCCGCCCATTCACCCCAGTCGCCCTCTTCAGCACGCTTATTGATAAGGGAAAGCTGTCGTTTGCCATCAGCATCGATGTAATAGCTCTGCCCACCGGCTTTGATAAGTGAACCAAACGGATTGTCAGGGTCATCCTTGACCTTCTTCAGAACATCCGATGTCGGGGTGCCTTTTTTCTTATTAGTATTGAACATTACATCCACGCCATCAGGAAGATCATCAGAATAGACAGCCATTCCTTTCAAATATCTATTACCATCCACCAGAATGCGAACCTGAGCATAATGGGAATCACCAAGAGACAAGTCATCTACACCGCGACGAATTTCAATGACACCATCTTTCTGAATTCCGCCGTCTTCTGCATAACGGATTTTCAAGCGACTTGAATCCATGCTTTTGGGATAGACGAACTTATCGAAAGTCTCGCCGTCATCATGAGACACATAGTCTCTGACAGAATGAACATTCTCAAAATTATAAATCTCTTTATGCTCTGTTCCTGGAGGGCAGAGAACCTTGATGTTTGTTTGCTTACCCGGGTTTGTTACCTGAGGGACACCGCCGCCATAGATGGGATAGCCTTCCATTTCCAAAATATAAAGAGCCTGGTTCATTTTCTCTTTCGAAATACCAAGCTCTCTTTCGACTCCGGTTCCGACATCGATCATGCCTTTTTCCGAAATCTGTTTTTTCAGAAATTCAGCGGTCTGCTTTGCCTGATTCATACGAGCTTCGGAACTCTCATTCAAAAGTGAGCGAACCGAAGAATCGTTAGCAAAGCCCATCTTGTCAGCGATTTCATTCAAACTATAACCCTTAGCACGAAGAGCCTTAGCCGTAGCGACATCAGCAGAACGGCGTTCGTCCTTTGCAAGGCTCATCTGGGTACGAAATTGGGTTGTACTCAAGCCCATAGATTTTGCAATGGCCACTTCTCCTGTGTAAGTTTTTCCATCTTTATCTGTAAAGGTGAAATTAGACTTTTTCAGTTCTTCCACACGAGAGAGAAAATCACCGCTGTGCTGATAAGGGTTATCACCCGAACCCCAAGGATAACGACCAGACCTTCTGGGCATACCGTAATGCATTAAAATATCATCCGTGAGACTCATGGTTTAACCCTCCTGTTCTCTGATTTTTCTAATAACCTTGTCGAAAGTAATAATCTTGTCCATGATTGGAACAATATCTTCGGCAGTAGGCGTGTGATATAGAATTTCATTGTTCTGATACAGACGAAGTTCCATCTCGATTTCCGATGGTTTCACCTTGTATTCCAAACAAAAAAGAGCAGCATATATTTCAAGCTGCTCCATGTGCGCAGGCACGACACCGGTCTTCAAATCGTGAATACGAAGCGTACCATTCCGAAACACAATCGTATCGGCGGTGCCAAAGCAATTTTCTGAATAAAACAGAATCTGTTCAGGCACCATACGAAAACTAATTGCGTCATTGACATACATGTTCAATGTTTTCTGTGACTTAGGGAGTTTTTGCCCCAAAGTGATACATTGACATGCAAAGTCATGTAGAACGGTCCCTCGCTGTGTGGCCAAAAACTTTGAATAAGCATCGGCTACTTTTGTTTCATCATAGTTAATCCAATGATACTTGCTGGCACCAAGAAAAGCGTGTTGCCCTTCAAGATTGGAATGATTGTTGAAGATCATGCAGCACTTCCTCCTTGTTCTCGGGGCAAATAAATCTGGAAAAAGACATCTCGTCCATCTTGCCCACATAATATTCTTGGTTCGGTTGCTTTTTTGCGCCAGCGTGTTGTTTACATTCCAGAGCAGCCCATTTGTCATTGAACAGAATAAGCAGATCAGGAATGCCCTGTAAATATCCAGAGTCGCTTTTCATCACGATGCAACCCGGAAAAAGTTTCTTAAGCTCCTTAATGAGCTTCGATTGAAATTGACTTTCGAGCATTGGCAAATGAGCCTCCTTTCATGTAGTTTTTTCAAAACTGAAAAGAGAATGTCTATTCTTAAAAATAGCTTTTTTACTCCTCTCTTCATAAAAGGGAATGTATTTTTCGCGCGGCGGAAAAAGACATAAAAAAAAGGCCGAGACACCGTTTAAGCATCTCGGTCAAATATAAAGTTGTTTGTTATCGAGCTTCTACACTTACTGGGTCAAGTTCAAAGAGACCGGTATCAGAATTGTAGCTCCGCACTTTAGCCTGTATTCTTACATTGCTGCCGACTTTGATATAATCAGCAAGCGTAAGTCCGTCTCCTAAATCATATACCCCAACATCCTTAAACTTAAAAGTTGGACCAGGGTTTGCAGTATTTTCATCCACATAGTCTCCAGCACTGATTAGCAAATCGTATCGGGTGTCGTAATTATCGTGGTTTGTAAGATAGGTAATACAGCCATCAAACTCAATAACCTGATTCTTATAAGCCTCTGCAAAATCGGCATACGATTGATCCATATCTGCTTTAAGAGAAAGCATTGCTGCCAATTCTGGAGAATTATCTACTGTCAAAATATCAACAGCAGGCTCTTCGGTTGAAACGAATTCGCTATCTGTTTCAGAAGTTTCTTTTTCCGGGAATGTGTGATATGTGATTACGACCTCGGCATCAGCCGGATACCAAGTATCAGCAGAGTATCCAGTATCGCCATCTACGGAAACAGATTCAACCTCACCGTCTTTTGTAAGCCAACCGGTAACAAGGTCGTCAAGTTTTTCAAGTTTGATGTTTGTGAAACCACTACTTTCAAATTCGTCAACTACTTTTTGATAATCCTTGCCTTTTTGAATACTGGAACCCGATGGAGTTTTAGCTTCTCCTTCATGCCCCTCTGAACTGCAACCTGCAATCGTAAATATCATGACAATCGCCATGCACGCTGCCAAGAACTTTCTCATCTCATTATCCCATCCTTTCCGAGGGCATTAAAAAAGTGCGCCCCTACAACGAGAGACGCACCGAAAAAGTGTCAACCCTCATTGTTGCCACACAATCTCAATCAAGCCGCAAAGGGACAAATGAAATGAGTAAAGAGAGAAAACACTTTTTACCAAAGCAGTTTTCCCTAAACGACTTGAACATATTAGATTGTGTGGCGCTTATAGTATAGCACAGTCTGAAAGAAAAAGAAAGAACTTTCGGTAAAAAGTCTTGACATTTCCATCGACTTGTGCTATGTATTTTGGCTTTTGGTCAAATGCCCACTTTTCTCGCCCTATTTATATATTTACTAAAAC